AGCTTGGTTGTTTAGATGCACCCAACTTTGGGGATATCCCCCAATGGGGTAAATGCTTCCGATCCACTTACTACACTTTAAAGGTAGTTAAGGGATAACATCAATTTTGGGGTTATCTTTCAGCTACTCGCAAAATTTTATACCCCCCTTTACTTTAACTTTCACCATTGGAGCAAGTTGACTATCGTAAGGCATGGTTGTTTTGACCATACCCACACTGTGTGAACAACGAAAGTTTCGTAGTTAAAAGAATATTTAATTCTCAATGAAAGTATTTAAGCGAGTGTCTACGAGCTGACACAATGAAAGAATGACCATTCCCCCCTCTGATTACGCTTTTGCTTTTTGCGGTATATAAATTCTAGTAGGCTTCTGCTATCGCAAAGATAAAAAAAACCACGATTTCTTAGGTCGTGGCTTATAGTTATAAAACTCTATTATTTTCCCTTGAATTACTTTGATTAATTTTGATATATCCTTGAATAATCTTGATATACCTTGATATAAAGCAATTTAAATATTAAATTCAGAAACTTAACCAAAAAAAATATCAATCCACCCTAATCTTATTTAATAAAAAAAGCATTTCTTGATCATAGTCTTTCTGTCGCAAAAATCCCGCTTTTGATGCACCAACTTTGGTTCTGTATGTCATCTTGTAACCACGCTGAATATGAACATTCTCATACTTGGCTGGTAGAATTGCTACAGTTATTTCTGGCATAGCAACAATGGAATCAGCATCATATATAAATGCATTTGTTTTAGTTTCTGCTATAGCCTGAACCTCTCTTAAAAATTGAATCTGCTTTGCTCTCTCCAGCTCACAAATAACATCTAAATCATCAGGCGACTCAAAAATGCCACGACATGCAAATGCACATTGTTGAATTAAACCAAGTCTGGAAAGGTTGCGATAAAAACCCCATACGCCTGTCTGCTCAATATCACCATCATCTGAGCTTTCACAAAAATAAAATGGGTTTTCATAGTCATCAGATTCGGGTTGTCCAAAATTATAAAATTCACTTATGTATTTTGCTGAAAAGCTTGTTCCGTTATCCGAATGAACTTTCAGCAATCCACCCTCGTTATAATCTGGTTCCACAAAGCAGCCTGTATTTCCAGTGAATGCGCTTGATACCAACTTCAAATCTATGCAATCAAGGAACTTATCTTGATAGGCATACAATCGAATGAATAAATATAAAAGATGGGCATTCTGACGATTCACCAATCTCTTAAGAGGTGGGTCTTCGCCATTAACTCCAGTCACAACGCCACTGGGGATATAAATATTATCTTGATTGCTTTCTTTTTTTGGATCATTTTTAAATACCAGTTTATAAATTGGAAACTTATTTTTTTGTGCTGCCTTACTAATTTCAATAAAGCCATAAGCTGCCAATCTATCAATGCTTTTTGTGGCTGGTCTTGGTGATATTCCAGCATGTGAATAAACTGCGCCAGCACTCCATGACGTTGTTTTATGATCTGCACCTGTTCCACATGCCAGGACTAAGTAAGCTGCCATATCAGCAACGGATATTTTTTCAGCCTTGTGCAACAAAAATAATTTATCCCATTTTTCACTACTGATAACAAAAAAACCTTTTTGTCCAAGTGTGCTGGATTTTTTCACACTCTCTGTCTTTACTGCTTGGTTCATTAGCTCTGTCCCAAATTAAATTAATTATTAAATCCCAATCGTTTTAAATCATCCGCCCACTTCTGTTGGTTTCTTGGATCAACGAGCAAATCAATCAATCTTCTTTCTAAATCCTCTCGGCTCTCCCCAACTTCACCAACACGGCCACCGAACTGATCGTCATGGGCCAACTTCTTAGCAAAAAATAGAACTTGCTTAGGTGTCATCCCTGCGAACATATCAATCGTATTTTGATCTTTTAAAGGTTTCTTTTCTTTGGGTGGCTGATTCTTTAATTTAAATTTGAACTCGAAGCCTGTGATTGTACGGCCAGACTTGTGCTGCAAGTATTCCGCTTTAATGTCTGTGAACTCATTAATCTGTTTGATGGCTGGTTCCAGCACTCGGCTTTTGAATTGGTGCATCAATTTATATTCACTATCCTCTATCCCTAATTTAAAACGAAAGTCATCAATCTCAAGAACTGGTGTTTTCCCAACGTCACGCCATTGAGCTAAGAGTTCATATAAGCGGATGCCGTACTTACTTGTAAGCTGGCTAACCTGCTTAATTTGGTAGCTTGTAAAGTATTTTTCTAATCGAGTTATTAACGGCACAACATCGGGCGCAAATGTGATTTCTAAAATTGCCAATTCATCAACATATTTAATTCTACTCACCCAGCGCGAGCGAACTATTCCAGTTTTCCCAGTATTTCTATGTTCTTCTTTAAATGAGAATTGACGCTCAAATAAATTATTAGCTGCTTCCTTTAGTGCTTTGTATGCCGCGTGTTTATCAACATCATAAGCACACATATAGTCACCTGCATGTATTTCTAGCTTACTTTCGGCTGTAATCCCATTACCTGTATTTCTTGCCTGAGTAATAGCAAGGAGAATTAAACGCTGCTCTGTCACCTCAAGATTATATGAAGCATTTATTAAGGCATTATCTTTCACAACAAGTTCATTTTTCATATTAAACTCTAAATAAAAATACTTTGTTATATGATGTGTTTAAGAATACATTATTACATGATGTATTTCAAGGGTGACTAATTGTGTGCTTATGGGTGACTAATTGTGTGCTTATGGGTGACTAATTGTGTGCTTATGGGTGACTAATTGTGTGCTTATCTCCTCTGTATGCCTTGCCCTGTGCAGCTTTCAGCCTGTCTAAAAGCATTAAAAGCTATTAAAAGTTAATAAAAGCCTTTTTTCTTTTTTTTAAATTTAATTTCTTATTTGTTTTTCACGATAGCAAATGACTTTTTTGAACTCTGAATGATGGGTGACTAATTGTGTGCTTATGAACATCAACTACCTGATTGAACTCATAGTTTTGCGTTCCGATAAATTTCGGAGCGTTATTAGCATCACTCACCTGTTTGATTTCTAATTTAGTCATCAATAAGAGTTCTAATCATGCGACCAAATAATCCATGTTTTTTAGGCGCAGCTCTTTGATCTGATTTCTGTGTACTCTGATCTGTTCGGCCTATGTCATTACACTCTGATTCTTGCACTGTCTGGACTGTATCATTTTTCTGTATCGGACTTTGTTCGGGCTGTTCAAGTGGTGAATCGGTAGGGGAGGGCTTTTTCATTCCAATGAGCAGCTTGTAATCATCAAAATCCTTTCTGATATTCGCTATTTCAGCCTTATAAAATTGTTCTCTTTCCTGTGCTTGTTTTAATTGTTCTTTGAGTATTTCCACTATAGTTTCGGACTGTTCCATTTTTATTGTGTCGGACTTGTTCGGTGCATGTTTCTTTTGTTTGGCATTCCCAAATACCCGAACTAGGTCTGTCGGGTCGATCCGCTTAACTCCATCAGAATCAATCTGGGCTGTAATCGTGCCTTTGTCCAATGCTCTATAGATTCTGGATCTGGTGACATTGAATTGTTTGGATGCTTCCACGATGCTTAAAAGTGACATGATTATTCTTAAAATTAGCTCTGTTGGTTCGCAGAATAACCGATAAAATCAACTTAAAAAATAGGGTTGTTTTTTAATCACTTAACATAATGAATATTATACGAAGTGATTTTGAAGATTCTTTTTGCTTCGGGGAAATGTAAGTTAAACTCAGATTTCTACAATCCTAAAGGCATAAAAATATGAATCCGAAATTAGAGAATATTAAACAAGTAATAGAAATTGAAGATGCTATTCAAGCTCAAAAATATATTGATAAAGGGTGGGTTTTGTTAGGGGTTGCCAATGGAGTAGGAACGGATAACGAAGCATATTTTAAGTACTCTTTGGGCAATAAAGATTCTCGTTGAATATAGAAAAACTTTGACGTATCAATGAGCGCACTTTTGCGCTCATTCCCAGCCTACTCCTGGCTCTCTCAATTCAAAAGTTAAGTGCTGGCGATTGGTCTTGTTATCACGTATCACCCCATCAATTCCAAATAACTCAGGTTCAGCACTCAGGCCATAAATCCGAACTCGCATAGTTGAATCAATGCCATCAACAAAATGAGTGATTAATCTGGCTTTAAAATTGATCCTTTCTGCTTGTGCCGAAATCGTTTCCTGACTGCTTAACGGTCTAAAGTCACCGTACAATCTAGTAAATTCAGTCCAGGCTTCGGTTTCATAGTTGTAGTCGTCATAAATGATTGTGAGTTTTTCAATAATGCAAAGTTTATCCATTGATCCGATATTCATTAATGCACCTGCTTTGTAATGTAAGGGCCTAAAAGCAAATCGAATGCACGGTTATTATTTAGGGCCTGATCCGCTTGCATGGTTCTGTTTTGGTACAAGTCTGCTGCCAGTAGGAGAATAGCCGACTTAATCGGGGCTGGTGCTTCTGTGGTCTTGATCCAGTCATCACCCAGAAAGTTTTTAATATGCTGTTCTGCACTGTCTAAATAAATTTGAATGGTTGCATCATCAAAAGTATGCAAAATCCGAAGGTGCTGCTTCATTTCTTCCAAAGTAACTAAATTCATTAAAATATAACCTCGCAATCATTTACGTCTAAATCTACATTCGCCATTGCTCGGCCTAATGCCATGCAAAGGGCTACAATCCCATCTATCTTTTCAGAACTCTTTTTCTTACTTGGCTTCACGTTTCCGGCTGCATCTTGTTCGACAACGGTATTGGCACACATCCAGTTTAAAACTGGGTTGTCTGGGTGCTGTAAGTCGCCATTAATCAGCATCGTTTCAAGCTGCTTTGCTGGGGCGCTCATGCTTCCATATCCCTGACCAAATCCGACCACTTCAAATCCATCTGCTTCAAGGTCTGTCATTAACTGGCTGGCGTTCCAACGGTCAATTGCAATCTCCTTGATCTGGTACTTTTCCCCCAGCTCATGAATTTTTAGCCGGATGGCTTGCTGATCCACTGCCTTTGAATCTGTGGCTATCAAATGGCCTTGCTCGACCCATTGCGGATAAGGAACTTTGTCTTTTCTGGAGCGTTCCCATATCTGCACTTGTGGCACAAAAAAGAAAGGTAGTGTGTAGGTCTTACCTGCAATATTTGGAAAGATTAAAACAAGGGCTGTGATGTCCTGAACACTGGAAAGGTCTAAACCTACATAACATGGAAGTCCTGCAAGGTCTGGAAAGTTAAGATTCTTGCAATCATCCCAAATGGTTGAACTTAACCAACGGCTATCTGATTCTGTCCACTGGTTCAAGTACAAGCGTCTGAACACGTTTTCATAAGCTGGCACCTGCTGGGCCTTTAAACATTCCTGTTCGTAAAAACTCATATCTACCGTGTGGCCCATACTCGGACATGCTGCCTGCCACGTTGCTGGGTCTTTCCAATCTGCATCATCTGGAGCAGCATAAATACAAGGTAGGAAGGTCGGGTCATCAATAATTCCATCCTGTACCTTCAATGCATAATCCCAGATTTCATAGCAGATTGAATTTTTATTAAATCCGGCTGTGCTGGTGTAAAGAATCAAACTATTGTTTCGGGCCAGTGTGCCAGTGGTAAATACGTCTACAAGCTCCCGATCATCAATACAATGAAGCTCATCAATACCGCAGTAATGCACGTTTAAGCCGTGTTTTGTGCTGGCTGAACTCGATAACACACGGTAAACGCTGCCAGTATTCGGGACCACAATTGACCGCTTATAAATCTCTGATCTGCTATCAAGCTCATGTTCATTCTCAGTCATGGCCTTTGCAGCATTAAAGCAAAGTGCTGCCTGATCCGTATCTGCTGCCACATTAAAACACTGTGCTGCTGGTTCATCTTCACAATGTAAACAATACAGTGCTATGGCTGCTGCCAGCTCGGTTTTCCCCTGCTTCCGGCTGATAAATAAAGCACTCTGGCGGTATCGTCTTTTGTGGTTGTCCTTTCTACGCCAGCCGAATAATTCCCGAAGGTATTTGGTTTGCCAGTCCAGAAGCTCGAAGGGCTTTCCACGCCATTGACCTGTAGAGTGAGTAAGGCACTCGGCAAAGAATCCAATAACTTTGTCGGCTTCATCTTCATCAAAATAGTAATTAGCTAAAGAATCTGGACTTGTCATTTTTCTTTCCTTTTTCTGGTGCCACGATTCCGCCCTTGCTTGATGGGGTAAATCCGAACTCCTTAGCCATTAAACGAAGTGAGTTAAAAATTCTCATGTCTGGAATCTCTCCACCTCTACGGCTTTCGATATATGCACCCAATAGGTCGCAGTAGGTTGCCAGTGGTTCAATGGTGGTGACATTCAGTAAATTGTTAAGGGCCATCTGTGGGGCTAACTTATTCCACTGGTGCAGTCCCTCACCTTGTAGCCAATCTGGGGCAATGGTTTCGGCTGGTAAAAATTCAGGTTCGGCTTCATTCAAAGGGCGTTTACCTGGATTGCCTGCAAGCTCTTTTAATGCCGTTGGTTTTCTTGGATTCGCCATTTTTCAAAATCCCTCAACTGCGGTCATAAAAATGTGACTGGATGGGCGGTGCTTCATCGAAAAGTTTTTCGTGATTTTTTGACTTATTCCAGTGGTGGTTCGGGTCAAGTGGTCGGCCTTGTAAGTCACACCCCCAATTCACCTGCTTACCCATATCCTGTGCTGTCTTTAAGCTGTGGCACTCATGGCATAGCAGCATCAGGTTATCCAGGTCATTGTCATCACCATCATTATTGACATGATCCACATCGGTTCCAGGTATAGTTAGGCCACGCTTAACACATATCTGGCATAAGCCACTATCACGAGCAATAACGGCCTGTCTGATCTTCTGCCATAGTCGGCTACTCAATGGGATAGCTCGCTGCTTTGGCTTATACAGTGTGTGTTTCTTCATTGGTCTGATCCGCCTTTGCCTTAACGCCTACTGGTAGATTCTCCAGTTCTCGGACTTCATCAATGGTCATCCACTGGTTAGATAGTGCCGATTGATAGAATGCTGCTCGATTGGTGTTATCCCCTCGCAGTAGTCCATCTAGGTTGTGTTCGCAATAATAAATATCTGTCAGGCATGTGTTATTAATTGCCTGTTCCCACATCAGCAAATGGCGCTTCAATGTGAACGTAACGAACTGTCTGGCGAACTCTACGGCATTGCTATAGTTAGCGTTATCCAGCACACCAACAACATGAGGGGGACAACGGAATAAACGACATACTTCCAATACGCTGAACTGTCTGGATTCAAGCCACTGGCTGTCTATCAATGACATGCTGACTGGCGTGAACTTTGCGCCACTTGGTAGCACTGGTGTAGTGCCTGCATTCTTCACACCGGAATAGTTCGCTTTCCAACTGTCTGAAATAGACTTGGCTTGTTCTTTGGTGGTGGTCGGTAGGGTTTCAATCACACCATTTAAAGAAGTGCCATTGTTAAAAGTGTTTGTTCCGTGCTGCTGTTCGGACAATGAAAGACTGATTGTGTCCTGTGCGACCTGGATCGGGCTTCTGCCTAAATATGGGGTGCTGTCAGATGGGTGGAATCGTAAATGTAAAACTTCATCTGCAAGTAATCGCTTGCTGCTGCCATCATGCTGAATAACGTCATAAACCAAATACCCATTGTTATTTAAGAGAACTGTAACGCTATCGGGGTGCAGTGGAATTAATGCTGTAATCCCTGCCCGATCTCGTTTAATTTCCGCATAAGCATTACCACGTAATAAAACATGACGTTGCAGCATCTCCCGAAACTCAAGTGCTGTCTGCCAGTGGTTCGGCTGGTCGTGAATCAATTTATAAAGCGGATGTGCCTTCGCCTTTTCCCGACCTGTTTCTGTTCGTTTAAACACTTCAAAAGGTAGGCTGGCAATGGTTTCGCTGATTGCAGAAATACAAGCGTAAACAGTGGAAATAGATTCTGCTGTTTTGGCGTTTACTACTGGAGTGTTCAGCACATTGGCGAAATAGGTGTCATACGCTGGAGTATTATTTCTTTTTTCATGTCGTCTTTGATTTCTACGGCTCATTTAAAGCACTCCAGATATTTTTGTGCAGCTACTAGGCGCTTGATGCCTTTACGCTTGGCCCGAATATCTAAACTGGTCGCGTCATAGGCTGGCTGGCTGGTGATTGTGATTTCAAACAAATCAACGTCCAGAATTTCCCGGGTGGTATCTGTCCAGTTCTCGGATCGGACAATAAAACCAAATGAACATCCGGCAAGGTCGCCACGCTTCACCAACTCGGCTACATCATTGCCCAGGGTGGTGTTAGGTAAATCAAGCTCGAATCTTAGGCCCTTGTCATCTTCCCAAAGTCGAAGTGTGTTTGATCCCAGACGGCCCAATAAATGTTCTGGATTGTGTTCATAGATGGCTGTGATTTTTGGCGCTTCCTGAGAAGAAAGGGAACGTGTGAACGCTCCCTTTTTTACTACTTCGGAAAAACTCCCGATCAAGGTCGGGCTGTCAAATACAGCCGCATACCCTGACAAGGTGCGCCCTTTGCTTTCTACGCTAAAGGCTCTTTTTTCCATATCAGCCACCTGTCGAAGCTACTAAAAACGCTTTCGGATGTCGGACTGCTACGTCACACGTTGCCATCGCTCTCACCTGGACCCCACCACGGCTATAAGCTGGTTCCGAATAAGGATTGACCAGAATATCTACATCACTCCAGGTCCCTAAAATCACCTGGCTAAAATCACCTAGAATGAATTGTCCTGTCGGCATATTCGCTGAAACATTGAAAGGAAGTTCACCAACTTGCCCGTTCTGGTAAAGGTATTGGCCTGTACCTGCTGATTTCTCAATACCTGCCAAAGCTGTCTTGAAAGCACTTGTTCCCAACCAACGTAAGTTAGAAATATTTTCATCTTCAAGCTGCTGGATTAGTTGCAGAACTTCGGCCCAAGTTGCTGGCGCTGTACCTGTTAGAACTCCAACTGTGTTTAGAATACCTAGAGGGTCTTTAACGCCTGTACCTGCAATGATGGCTTTATCAATGTTCTGGGCCACTAAGAATGACAAATCTTCACGGATTAAACTTTCAATATCTGGGCTGGATTGCTGGATCAACTGACGCGACATTTCAGTTTTTCCGCCTGTGTGCTTCGGTGTCAATGTAATTGCATCGAATGACATATTTGATTCTGGTACTGCTTCTTCTTCACCTACCCAGCCAAGTGATAAACCTGTGCCGAATTTTGGAATGACTACATCACCAGATAGTCCAGTTAATGTTCGTACACCCATCTGGCGAACAATGTTTGAAGCTCGCAAAGGGCCGATGTAATCCTGTGGGCGGTGGTTTGCTGCTACAAGTTCGGCTGCTGTAGTTGTATTGTTCGTTGCGCGTGTTTCCAGTACATCAAACGGAATGAATGCGCCCTGGGCTTTCTTACCTGATCGCTTTTCCGCTTCTTTGTTGTACTCAAGTTCTGCACCGCTTAACTGTGTGCCTTGCATCTGTGAACGGATAATGTTCTGAACTGACACTGAGCGTTTTAATTTTTCAAAGTCTTTATTGTGGCTGTCACCTACATGATCCGCAGGGGCCGAACGCTCCAGGCTTCGCAGGTATTCCACACGGTCAATCTGTTTTTGAATGCTGCGTTCTTCATTCTTCAAAGTTTCAAACTGTGTGGATTCTTCTTCTGTTAAATCACGCTGGGCCTTTGCTGCTGCATCTGCTAGGGCTTTCATCTGGCTAACTGTGCTAGATCGTTTTTCAAGTAATTCGGTTAAGTTCATCAATTGATTCCTATTGCATACTTTAAGTTATAGATATGATAATAAATCATTCCATTAATTTAATAAATTAAAGTTTCATATATTTTTATAACTATAACTTTATTTTATAAATTGCATGGTATAGAATCGAATTAAAGGTTCATTAGCTCTGTTCCCTTTGTTGTTTTAAGTGTTTGATCTTGTGTTTTTGATTGGTTTGCTTGGCGATTCAAGTAAATTTAAAACTGATCTGAGAGAGTCAGACGAGTTTTAAAGGCGGTTAGCTTCGGTTAATCGCCTTTTTTCATGCCTGATTGAAAAATACGCCTTATAGCTTGCTCTAATTGGCGTTTTTAAGTATCTGCCTTACCGTTTCCATATCTTAGGTCTAAAGTGGCTGTAATCGCTTCCTATGCGATTTTAAGCTGCTCCCCTTATTGGTAGCTCAGTTGTCCCGAAAATTTGGGAAATTGAACTTAGTCGTCCAAGTGGCTGATCAAGTAGCTTGGTTGTTTAGATGCACCCAACTTTGGGGATATCCCCCAATGGGGTAAATGCTTCCGATCCACTTACTACACTTTAAAGGTAGTTAAG